GAATGTTTACAATTGAACAAACTTTAGCTCAGCAAACTTATTTTAGTTATGCTATGGGTAATTATGGTTTTGATTTAGTTAGTTGGTATACTTTAAAAAATTGGCTTGAAACAAGAGAAAAATTATTAGCTACCAGACGTTCTTATGCTTTTGATGAAAGAACTCAAATTTTAAGAATGTTCCCACAACCAGGGTCTAATAACAGTAGTGTAAGATTTTATGGGGTTATATCATGCTACGTTGAAAGACCAATAAGAGATATATTAAAAGAACTTTGGGTATATCAATATGCATTGGCTTTAACTAAAATGTCAGTTGCTAATATAAGAGGTAAATATGGGGCAGTGCAATTATTCGGTGGAGGTTCATTGAACTCTACAGACTTAATGACACAAGGTTTAGCTGAAAAAGAAAAATTAGAAAATACTTTATATACAGGAGCAGCTCCTGGTCAAGGAGATTCAGACCCTCCTTTATTCTTTGTTGGTTAATTATTTTGCTTCAAAAACTTCTATAAGTTTTTGTATAACTATACTTGCATCTTTTATATCAATAGACTCTTGAGGTGCTGATGATGATTCAATTTGAGTACTTTCTTCAGTTTCATAATCACCATATACATCTTCATCATCGTTAAAAGATAAATCAATTTCTTCAGTTTTATTTTCTTCAACAACTTGAGTTATAGGAGCAGTTACCCCTATATCAGTTAATATAATACTTAATAATTGATTAGTAAAATTTTCTTCTTTAGCTCTACCTACAAAATCTATTATTTCTGATTGAGTAAATTTTCCTTTAAGATCAGTTATAGGATTTTTATAACTTGTATATGATAAATGTGGTAAATACTTAATAGTTATTTCTGCTGAGTCTTTTATTAAATAGTATGCTCCTTTTTTGTTAATAGTTACCCCGGTGTCAGGTTTATCAAATGCAATTTTTGCTGGTCGCATTAAATTTTTTTGTCTTATTTTACTATTTTTAATGATTTTCTCTTCAAATGTCATAACTATATTTATAAACTTCTTTAATGAAAAAGGATAAAAGATTTAGACAAGGTATTTTTAAACCCATTAATTCCCAAAAATATATTGGTAAAGGTAATCCAACTTATCGTTCAGGTTGGGAATTAAAATTTTTTAGATGGGCAGATTTAAATGAAAATATTTTAGCTTGGGGTAGTGAAAATATCATTATACCATATTTAAATCCATTAGATGCAAGAGTTCATAGATATTTTGTTGATAATTTTATTGTTTTTAAAGATAAAAATGGTAATAAAAATAAATTTATTATTGAAATAAAACCAAGTAAACAAACTAAAAGACCTATAAAGACAAAATTTAAAAAGAAAAAAACTATTTTATATGAACAAAAAATGTATGTTCAAAATACTGCTAAATGGAAAGCTGCAAATGAGTGGGCTAAAAAGAAAGGGTATAAATTTTTAATCCTTACAGAGAAAGAACTTAACATATAGTGTAAAAAAATATATTTTAGTATAAATATTAATATGAGTTTAAATCTTATAGTGGAAACACCTGCTCCTAAAGAGGAATTTGAGTATATCGTTGAAGAAGGTAATTCTAAAGATAAACAAAATTTCTTTATTAAAGGTCCATATATGATGGCCGAAGGAGTTAATCGTAATAAAAGAATATATCCATTAGATGAAATGGTTCGCGAAACTAAACGTTATGAAGATTCAATGGTTAAGACAGGTAGAGCAATGGGGGAGTTAAATCACCCTACAACGGCTGATGTTGATCTTGAAAGAGCTTGTCATTTAGTTACTGAAATGAATCAAGATGGTAATGTATTCTATGGTAAAAGTAAAGTTTTATCAACTCCAACAGGTTTAATTGTTAGAAGTCTTATTAATGACGGTGTAAGAGTTGGTATGAGTTCAAGAGCTTTAGGTCAACTAATTCCTGAGTCTGGTTCAGACGGTGTTAATAGGGTTAAAGATTTTAAATTAGTTGCTATTGACTGTGTAGCTGATCCATCTTTTCCAAAAGCTTTTGTTAATGGTATCTTGGAAAGTAAACAATACGTAGTAAATAAATATGGGCAGTTTGAAGAAACATATGATAATTTTCAAAATAATATTTCAAAAATGCCATTAAAAAATAAGGATCAATTTTTAAAAGACAACATCATTAAATTTTTAAAGAGTTTATAATATGAAAGAAATAAAATTAAACATTAAAAAATTCATAGGTAATGTTATGAGTCGTAACTATAAAAAAGCAAGTTCCGATTTATCTAACGTTATAAACAAGAAAATGGAACAAAAGATATTAAATAATAATATAAATATATTCTAATTATGGACATTAAACAAATATTATCTGAAGCAACTAACGGTGCACTTAACGAAGAAGTGCTATCTGAAATCGAAAACGTCTTTGAACAAAAGATTAATGATAGAGTAGAAATACACGTTGAAAAGGCTCTTAATGAGCAAGATGAACTTTACACAGAAAAGCTTAATGAGCTTGTACAAAAAATAGATGAAGATCATTCTTTAAAGTTAAAGAGAGTTGTAGAAGCTATTGATACTGATAGATCTAATAAATTAAAGCTTGTTATTGAAAAGTATGAAAGTGCTTTAGGAGGAGAAGCTGAAGGATTTCAAGATCAATTAATTGAAAGCATTTCTGATTATTTAGATGTTTATTTAGAAGAAAAAATTCCAGCTGAAAGTGTTAAAGAAGCAGTAAAGAACACTAAGGCTAAGAAAATTTTAGAAGGCTTAAGAAGCCATCTAGCAGTTGATAGTGCTTTAGAAAAAGAAAGCATTAAAGAAGCCGTTATTGACGGTCGTAATCAAATTAATGAAGCTTCAAAGAAGCTTGAGTCTGTTGCAAATGAAAATACAGTTTTAAAAGAAGAATTAGATTCAGTAAAGGCTGGATTAGTTCTCGAACAAAAAACTGCAGGTCTTGATAAAAGAACAAAGCAATATGTAAACAAAGTTATGAAGGGTAAGAACGAAGAGTTTATTAACGAAAACTTTGATTATACATTAAAGCTATTCAAGAAAAAAGAAAGCGACAGACTCGAGACATTGAAAGAAGAAGCTTTAAGTACTAGAGAAGATGTAGATAGGGTTGTATACGAAGATAAACAAGAAGTTGTTAATGAAAGCGTACCATCACCTTATCTAGATGAGTTATCTAAGTACTAGAATTACCTAATGTATAGGAATTCCTGAGTTTCCTGGGTTGTATAACCCTTGGGGTCGATAATAAAGGAAAAATAAACTATGAATTCAATAAGACCTACACAGGCTTATATCGATGAGAATCGTGCGTCGCAACTACTTGAAAAGTGGGCTCCAGTATTGGACTACACTTCTAAAAGTGTTGCTGCTATCGAAGATAGTCACACTCGTTTAAATACTGCTATGCTTTTGGAAAACCAAGAGTCATGGTGTTTGAATGAAGCTGGACCTAACTACGTCCCTGGCTCTGGCGGCTCTGGCCGTCCCGGTAATACTTCCGGTAACGATGGTGCCCTAGGTGCTGCTGCTTCAATTGGAGCAGCTAGCTTAGTTGGTGGTACACCAGGTGATGACAGTTATGCTACAGGCGACTTCCGTCTTCCAAAGATTCTTATCCCAATGATTCGTCGTACTTTTCCCGAGTTAATTACAAATGAAATCGTTGGTGTTCAACCAATGGCTGGTCCAGTAGGACTTGCTTTTGCTCTTCGTTATCGTTACACAGGTGAAACACTTGGTACTGGTATCGACGGTAAGACAGGCGCAGGTAATACTCCAACTGGTCAAACAGAGGCATTTGCACAAGCTAAAGATAAGGAAGTTGGGTTCCAAGAACTTAAGACTTCTTATACTGGTGCATCAGCTACTTACCTATCTGGTAATGACGACTTCGCCTTCGCAGAAGGTGATGACGGTGTAGCAGCTCTTCTTCAAAACTTCGAAATTACAGGTAATATACCTACAATGGAAGTTTCTTTTGAAAAGACTGCTGTTGAAGCTGGTACAAGACGCTTAGGCGCTCGTTGGTCAGTTGAACTTGAACAAGATCTTAAGAACATGAATGGTATCGATATCGATACTGAATTAACAAATGCTATGTCATATGAAATTCAGGCCGAAATCGACCGTGAAATGCTTATGAGAATGATTCAAGTTGCTCTTAATGCAGGACGTGATAAAGGATTCTCCGTATGGAGTCCTGCTTCTGCAGACGGCCGTTGGATTGTAGAACGTAACCGCGACTTCTATCAAAGATTAATCGTTGAAGCTAATCGTATCGCAGTGAGAAATCGCCGTGGTGCTGCTAACTTCATCGTAGCTACACCTCGTGTTTGCGCTATCATGGAAATGCTCCCTGAATTCCAGTGGGTACCAGTCCAAGGTAATGTTAATACACAACCTGTTGGTGTTGCTAAGATCGGTAATCTTGGTGGTCGTTTCAATGTATACAGAGACACTCGTACAGAAGGTCAAAAGATTGGTAACACTCTTTCTAATCCTTCTAAGGATGCTGTTGAGTATGCGTTGCTTGGTTACAAGGGTCCAGAGTTTTATGACACTGGTATCATCTACTGTCCATACATTCCAGTTATGGTTCAGAGAACAATTGGTCCTAATGACTTCGCACCACGCGTTGGCTTGCTAACACGTTACGGTGTCGTAGACAATATCTTCGGAGCAAATCTCTACTACCACGTTATCATCTGTACTGGACTCGGTCAAGCATTTACACCAGGTACAAACTCGGTGTACTTTGCATAACGACTAATCTTAGTATAAGTTATAATTATCTTGAGATCTGGTTCATAATTATGGGCCAGGTCTCATTTTGTCTATAGCGTTGATATATACCATGAGTATAATATAATGCATAAAATTGCACCCCATAACATTATTATATCCATTATTGCTTAGAAGTTTTAATATGAACTGCTTCTGGGTCAATTAGATTAGCAGCATACTTCTCAATAAGATCTTGACTTGAAGCTCTTACAGGATTAATATCAATACCCCCTCTACGAGCATATAAACACATTACTAATAGCTCAGAAGGATCGAAAGCATCTTTTAATCTCTTATAAAAACACTCACATATCTCCTCATGAAAATGACACTCATCTCTATATGATATAACATACTTTTTAATACTATGAGCATCAATAGCAGTCTTTGATTTGATATAAATAAAAACGTCACCCCAATCAGGTTGTGAAGTAACTCGGCAATTACTCTTTAGTAAACCAGAATAGAACTTTTGTTCTAAATCTCTTATACGAGAAACTCCTTCTAATAGACTAGGATCTTCAGTATATTGATTGTATTGATAATCTTTTTCATCTTCTAATAAATCGACATTTAAATAATTATCAATCTCCCATTCCATATTAGGACTATCAAATTTTTTATTAACTCGATCACCTTCTTGAAACTTAACTACAACTTTAGTCTCTAATAATTCACTTAAATCTACACTAGCATCTTCTTCAAAACTATATATAGCATCATCTTTATTATAACCCATCATAGTCATATTAAAAGAGTTAAAATATAACTTAATACTTTTACTTTCAACTATATACTTACTTGAGCATGGATATATACATTTTACAACCCCAGTTACAGGAGCCCCATTATTAAGAAGGAATGAACACTCATATGCATTCCAGGTATCGGAGCCTACGAAAGGTAAGTCATCATCAAATATATTTAAATATTCTCGATTATTACTTCGAGGCTCTCTAACTAACAAATCAGGATCATACGTACTCTTATATTGAGACGTTTGTCCTAAATGCTTACTAATTCTACTATTATCTAATACGTTATTTGCCATAATTATCTACTATATTATAAATTGTTTCCATACGATTATCAACTGATCCACTTAACCTAATTACATTTAATTTATAATGTTCAATTGCTTCTTCAAATAAATTAACTATAGTATTTCGAAACTCTTTATCTACGCTACGCTCACCATCATCTACTAAGGGGATATCAGGTTCTGTATATAGTATAATATCCAATTCACCTATTAGTTTTTTAAAGAGAAGCTCACTATAATTATATATTTCTTTACTTACTTTCTTTGTATGATATTGATATGTCGTATATACTAATCCATCTAAAATGCATCGATCTAATATAACATCTCTACCTATATGATCAAGATAATTATACAAATGACTATTAACTGTTATCAATTGAGTAAGTTCATCCCCATTTTCATTAATATCTAAATTATATTTCTTTTTTAAACCTCTAGTTATTTCCGGAACAAAATTATACTTTCGAAATCTTTCATCTATCTGCATCTTACTTAGTAAAGTAGATTTACCAGTACTTTGAGCTCCTGTAAAACTAATTACCATGACCTATAATATCTTTAAAATTATTAACGTTATATAGTATATCTTCCATTTCAGTATCAGTAACCTCATGATCAATTAAATCAGCTAACATAATCGAAGGTTTATCATTTAATCCTAGATTACCAGTATATCTAAGTTCCTTAATACCAGCTACTACAGGATTAGAAGTATCTACAGATCTTATAGATATATCACCGACATAATTTTTAAATTCTTTAGCTAATGAACATCCAAGTAAATGATGAGGCTTTTGATTATTCCATATACCATCTTTCTTTAATTGTTCAATTAATCTTCTACGACCGTCACACCATCTTTCAAGTTTAGTTTTACCTTTCCCTGTAACTACATAATAACTAAAATCAAAACTAATTGCTATATAATCAGCATTATCAGACATATAGTTATAACAATCAACTATCTCATCATAAGTTTTACCTTGAACCGCCCCTATCTTTAATCCAGGTAATTTTGGATACTTATTAGTAAACTCATGAAAACTTTTTATAGTTGCATATCCGTCTTCCAAAACATCAGGTACAATATAATAAGATGGTTTAAGTTCTTTAACATACTTAGCAAACTTACCAGGTTCAAATGATTCTCCTAATTCAAAAATACTATTATCTAAAAGTACTTCTCTACCTAACTTAACACTATTTTGAAAAAATTCATAATAGTTAGGGTGGGTTTCAAATAGATGAACTAAAGCATAATCATAATCATTATATTCTTTAGATTTATCTAATATACTTATCGGGCTTTCATGTGATACTATCATACTTTAATTATATACACTAAAAACGGTATATCAAGTAAATATATATATGGCATTCGGTCTAAATATAAATTTTGGTAGTTTAATAGGTAACCTTACAAATGGTTTAAGAAATATAGCTGCATCAAAGATTCAAAATTTAAGTAGTATGGTAAAAACTAATTTAATTAATACTACTACAGGTGGTTTAGTTAATAATTTAAGAGGTATGATAGGAACTAGTTTAAATTTAAATTTATCAAAATTAACTGGTGGTATAACCTTTGCAAATGCTTTAAAAGGTTTACCATTTCCTTCTTTAGCTAGTTTAAATTTAAATGCTTTATATGGAGTAATAGATGAAAATATTGGTCAAAATTTGAATAATTTTTCTAAAAATTTAGCCTCAAGATATACTAATATAAATTTAGATGAAATTTCATTAAATGATAAATTAAATACTGTTTTAGATGTACAATTAGATAGTATAAGTAGTGAAATTGAAGCAGGTATTATTACAGGAAAAAGTACAATAGATGTATTAGGTAGTTTAAATAAATTATCTAATACTCAAATTAGAGATTTTAGTTTTGACCCTCAAAAACAATTAAATTTTGTTGATAGTTTAGTTATACAACAAAAAAATAAAATATTTGATTTATCATTTAATAGTATTTCGGAATCTACTATTTTTGATAATCAAGTTAATAATTTAAAATCACATAGTGTAGATAGTTTTGTTGATACTAATAGTTTAGATTTTACATTTTTTGATAATGAAATTGTAAATGAAACTACTATATCAAAAAGTGTAATCAATAAACAAGAATCTCAAATATTTAGTATTAAAGAAAATAAAAATCCTTTAGCAAGAAATATAGACTTAACTAATAGATACGATAAAGAAGAAAAAACATTAAATTATTTAAAATTTTTAAATGATGATTTTCAAAGTACTACTACAGAAAAGGTAAATTATTCAGTAAGTTATAAAGTTATAGAAAATATAGTAGATCCCGATACTAATGAAATAATAGGTTATGTAGCGTTTGAAACTACTGATGAAAATAGAAATAAACCTAATAAGGATAAAAGACGCGTTCAACTTGATGAAAATGGTGATTTTTTAAATTATATATAAATGGATATTAAACAAGTAAATTTTAAATATAGATAGTATATGGAAAAAGAATTTAATAGTATATATTTAGGTATTGTAGTTCAAAATAATGATCCTCAAAGAAGAGGTAGAGTAAAAGTATTTGTACCGCATTTATCACCTACTGTATATGAAAATTGGATAGGAGATAATACGGATAAATATTTTACCACTATTGATGGTCAACTTGAGCCAATTATGTCTAAATTAAAGACTATACTACCGTGGGCTGAAGTTAGTTGCCCCTTAACAAGTGAAAATACATCTAAACGATATAATAATTATAAAAATAAAACTACCGTATCTGATTCTAATTTTTATAGCAACTTAAGTGGAGATAGTTCTGCTTCATCGGGTGAAATTTATGACCAAAGTATGTTTAGATTAAGTGATGCTTTTAGTAATAATAGTAATAATATTAACAATGTAAATCCTTATTCATATAATTACAAACCTAATACATACTCAAATAAAGCAAAAGGCTCTTTTGGAATACCAAGTGTAGGTTCCCATGTATATGTATTTTTTAGAGAAGGTAATACTCAATTTCCAGTACTTATAGGAACTACTTTCGGTAAGGATGATTGGCAGGGTATTTATGATAATGAAGTTGATTACCCGGGTAAGTATGAAAATTACGACAGTAGCTCAACTGAAGAAGATTACAACGTTAAAACTTATAGAAATAAATACGTTTTAAATCAAAAAGGTGGAACTTTTGAAATAAACAATACTGATCATAATGAAAAAATAAAACTAACCCATTATTCAGGTTCCTTTAAAGAGTTGAATAATAATACAAATACTGAATTAGCTACTAAAAATAATCAAAAATTAGTTTTAAATGATGAATATAGTACAGTTAAAGGTTTCAAAAATAGTTTTACTGGTAAAAATTTTGATGAAATTGTACTAAGAGATAAGTATAAAAAAATAGGTAATTTAAATGAAAGTTTCTTTGAAGAATGGAAAAAAAGTTTTTCTACTGTTCAAGATATAAAACAATTATTCGACATAAAAAGAACCAATAATAATAATATTAAGTCTAATGGAGATATTATTTTAAAAGTTAACAGTAACGAACAAACTATAGACGGTTCATTTGCTGATTTCCCTGTAACTAATTCTAGAAGATATTTTGGTTTAAATAACAGCAATAGTTTTAGCAGTAGTGGTTTTCCACAATTAAATATAGCTGCTACGTTAGGGGGTGGTGAAGCACCTATTTATGATGAAAATATAAGTCTTTTAAAAAGTACTGACCCTAAATCTCCTGCTTCGACCACTATGGGTTCAAATAATGAAAATTGGCCTAATGAATCGGGTAAACCATTTATAAACGGTATAGGAAAAAGCCCTTCAACTCAAGATGGTAAATGGGAACCCCAAGTTAAAGATTTAACTAAAGAAATATTAGAAATACAAGCAGATTTAATGATTAAAGAAAAGAACTTTGGTCTTGGTGGTAGTGAAATTATAGAAATAAGTAAAAATAAATTAGAAAATATCGGTACTGTAATGAATGATTATGGCAGTATAAGACTTGATCCTATTGGTAAATTATTAGATAATGAAGTTTTAGTAGGTACACGCACCACATACGTTAATAGTGATTCAGGACCATTGTTAGAATATGTTGATGTTCAAGATCTTCCTGGCGGTACTTATAATTTAAATGTTAATAATAGATTTAACGTAATGGTAGGTGCAGGGGGTATTAATTTAAAGTCTTATGGTCCGACAAATATATCAGGAAGTATTACTAATATAGCAGGTCAACAAGTTAATATTGGTTCAGAAAATGAAGTTAATATAGATGGTAAAGTTATTAATATAAGTGCAGAAATTTTAAGAATACGTAATAAACGTCAAAGACAAGTTTTAATTGATAGTGGTTTAGGTGTTAGTAAAAACTTAGTTATAGGGGGTGGCTTATCAGTAGAAGGAGAGGTATTTTTGCAACACGTTACTGCTCCTACTGAAACACAAATAACAAATGCTACCCAAACTTTAGGTCAAACAGTACAAAATGCAGTTATAGGTTGGGCTATAGTACCACCTGGTGGTTCTTATCCTGGGTCAACTATATCTTTATACGGTGGGACATTAGGAGGAGTACCTGCACCAGATACTCTAGTAACTTATCCACACACTCATTCATTTGAAAATTTACCATTAACTTTAACTGAAAAAAATGAAGGTGTTCGTATTTCAGCAAAAAATCAAGGAATTAATAGTGAGAACAGAGTAATAGCTTCACCTCAATTTAATAATCAAAAAACTGGTATAGAAGTTACCTCTTTATCAGGGGCTAACGGTGTGGGTGATGGAAGAACATATACAGGGGCTTTAACTGCTCAAGGTACTGCTCATGGTCTACCACCTGAAGAATAATTAAGTATTAAATATTATTGTAATGATAAAATTTAAAGAGTATGTAGTTTATAATAGTATTACCAACAATTTATCTGATGATAAATATGATGTTGGTAGTCCTTTTAATTTTATAGAATATTTAAATTATATTGAAGTTATAGATAATAATGATTTAGAAAATTTTAATCAATATAAAAAATATTTAAGTAATTGGAAACAAACCAATTTTGATAACAATAAAGATAATTCAGTTAATATAAAGTCAATTTATTTAAATTTTTTCAATGATTTAACTTTAAAATATTCTACTCAAGAACAAAGAAGATTTTTTAACACTATTGATTTTTTCGAGCAAGATTCACTAACTAATATCATTCCCTTCTATAGAAAAAAAATAGTAGAAATTTTAAATTATTATAGAGAAAAAAGAAATACCTTTCAGAGAGAAATAAGACAAAAACAAGGTAAAGGTAGTAATTTTAGTGTTAAAGATCAAATAATAAACAATATTAATAATTTTTTTAGCAGTCCTGATTATGTTGGAAATAAAGTTTCTTTATCAGGTCTAAGGGTAGATATAGAATTAGGTTACGATACTTTTAATGATTATTTTGATATAAATCCTGAATCAGTAGATGCCAGTGAAGCTTATACCTCAAATGATATCAATGTTAACAGTTTTTTAGATTTAGATAAAGCTTTAATTGAAGTTTTAAATAAAAATAATATTACTATTTCTGAGTTAAACCCTTATAAATTAATTATAGAGTTTAATGAATTAAATACAAGTTTACTTCAAAAAGATGATTTTATTGATTATAAAATTAGGAATAATACAGATACTTATAGAGTATTATTTGAAGCTGAGTTATCTGAAAATTTAGTAGGTACTGATTATTTTTATTTAAGTACAACAAATACTGGATTTGTATCTGGAAAATTATTTGAAGCAAAAAATAAAGCAAAAAATTTATTTAATGTTAATTTTCCATCAACGATGGCTAAAGAAAAAGCTCCTATAGATTATGAAAGAAGTGTAGGGTTATTCTTTAATCCTACTAAGTTTTCCATATTAAGAGTGGATGGAGAATTTATTAATAAAATAAAACCTCAATTAATAGAAAATTTTGTATACGTTTTTCCTGATCCTAATGAATATGGGGATGTAGTAAATTTAAGTAATACAAAAAGGGAAAACCCGTTCAATTTTTATTTTGATAATAGTAGTTATAAAAATATATCATCTTCGTCTTCTCGAAATACAGTTAAATCAAATGAAAGAAGTCATTATTTTCACTCTTATCAATCCTTAGAAAATAGAAGAATTGATATAAAAAATGATGGTTTATATGCAAATTCAATAAGTCAATTAATAAATCATGGTTCAATAAATAAAATAGAAACTGATATTTATGGTAATGAATATATACAATTGATACCTAATAAAGGTATTATAAGAAATTCAGCTGATATAGAACTTATAGATGATTTAGATTTTAAATCAGGTGATACTTTACCTGTTAGTGAAAATCAGTTTGATGTTGTTGAACCTTTATCAGGTTTTCATAATAAAATTAATTCTTTTAAACAAATATATGTTAAAGATGCTATTACACAATCTATACAACCGCTTTCAAGTTCAAATTTTAATGCTATTTATAATAAATTTTCATTTAATAAAACCTTATTTAATGAATTGACCGGTAAAGGTATTTTAGATATAAATGTATATGAAGATACATATAGTATTGATTTAAGTTCATTTTCAATAATAGATGTATTCGGATACGATGGTAATTATATAGAACTATCTAACTCACCACTTATTATTGATAAAGATCTAACCCAGCCTAATTTAGCATACATTACAAAAGATTGTTATAATGACGGTTCTATATATAAATTCAATATAAGTTTATCAGGTGCAATTGATTCAAATTTATTTCGTTATGAATTATATAAGTTTGATACAAATAAGAAAACTATAGATCAAATAAAAGAAATTGATAAAACATCTAATTTATTGGGTAATGAAGATGGGCTTCATGGAATTATAGGTGTAGATGGTATAGGTATAGGTATTGAACCAGCTTTATACCCTTTTAATTTTAATAACCCTCCTGAAAGTTTTAATATAGTTGAAATAGTTAATAGTGATTTAAAATATAATAGCTATGATAACTCGTATATATTAATTACTACATTTAAAAATCAATATGATTCAATAGTAATTCATTATTTTAATTATAAAATTATAGATAATAAAATTTCTATAGTTAATAATGAACTATATTCTAACTATAATAATTCTGTAATTAATACTAATAGAAATAAAATAATTTCTATAGCTAATACATCCGGAATTTTTAGTTTTTTAAGTGGTTCGGGAAATTTAACATTACCAGGTATTACATTTCCATCAAGTAATACTACAAGCACTATAACTATTGCATATTCAGGTTCAGTAAATATAAACTTTAAATTAGATAATATAGTCCAATCATCTAATGGTTTAAGTTTATATAAAGCAGAAGTTGATTATGGTGATAATATAAAAGAGACAATTTATTCTAATTTTAGACCATCTACTAATACTTTAAAATTGAGTAATTTTAATCACGATTATACATCATTTAATGATTCTATATCATCTACCGGGTCAATTAAATTTTATTATGAAAATGGATTTACTTCTACTGTTAATCTAGAAGTGTATAAAATATTGTCTGATATATCACCGCTTGATTTAAAAGTTATTAGCGGTCAAAAAACAAACGAAAACAATTTAACTTTAAATATGGTGGATAAAAATAATACTTTATACAACTTTATAGGTTGATAAAAAATTTAATAAATATCATTATGCCTATAAAATTAAATATTTTACAACCTGTTAGAGGTAAAACTAATGATAATATTATATATAGAGATATTAATTTAGATGTAAATACCGGTATTGTTAAAGGTGAAGATGCTAACAGTCCTGAAAATTTAAAAGATTTAAATACTTCTATAAATTTTGAGGCTATCAAAAATTCTCTAATAAACTTGATTACAACCTTTCCTGGGCAAAAAATTTTAAATCCTGAGTTTGGTATGAACTTTGGCGATTTACTTTTTTTACCTGTATCAAGAGCTAGAGCTAGAGTTATAGGTGAAACTATAACCAATACTTTAGCAGGATTTGAACCAAGAATTCAACTTACTGAAATTGAAGTAATATCAGATCTAGAACTTCAAGAATATGAATTAAACATTACTATAAATATACCTGAATTTGACAATAACCCCCTTAATTTAAAAGGTAGACTAAACAGATCTGGTTTTTATAGTTACTAATTAAATATATTTATGGCAGATAAAAATTTAACTGATTTTAGTTTATCAAGAGATAGTTATACTGCTTTTGATGCCAAATCTCTAAAAGAATTAATTCAAACTAGATTGAATGAAGGGGGTATTTATACTGACCAATCATTTGAAGGTAGCAATATGTCATCAATTATTGACGTAATTGCATATAGTTACCACTTACTTTTATTTTATTTGAATCAAACCTCATCAGATTCAATGTTTACGGATACAAGTTTATATGAAAATATGAACAGAATTGTTAAATTAATTGATTATAAACCTAAAGGTTATCAAACTTCATTACTTTCATTCGATTTAAAATCTAGTGGTTTATTACCGATTGATACATATACCATAAAAAGGTATAGTTATTTTATAGCTGGGGGAGTTTATTATTCATTTATAAATGATAGTACTTTTAACAAAACAGTACCGGGAGATCAAACTTTAGGAAATTTTTCTAGTGAAAATATATTAAGAGAAGGTCAATATTTTGAATACCCTGAAGTTTTAGCTTTAGGAGAGGATTTCGAAATTATACCACTAGCAGTAAAAAGTAATGATGATAATGTTAATATTAATATAGATAGTAGTTCTATAGGTATATATGTACAAGATAATAATACTAAAAAGATAGTTGAGTTTAATGAAACAAGTAGTTTATTTTTAGAAAATTCAGATTCAACAGCATATGAAAAAAGATTAAATGAAAATGGTTTATATGAATTTAAATTTGGCAATGGGGTCTTCGGCAAAAAGTTAAATGCTGGTGATTCAGTATTAATATATTACATACAATCATCAGGTGAAGCAGGAGTAGTATCCCCCGGTGTATTAGATGGAAATTATTTAAATTTATATGTTACTCCTCGTTTCGATAATATAGGTCGCAATATTTACAATAATACATTTAATTTTATAACCCCTCAGCAGATACAATATTTAGCATTTTCTAATACTTTACAATCTACAACCCCAGTAGATATAGAAGATGTTGAAAGTATTAGAACTAATGCATCTAAAAACTTTCAATTACAAAATAGAGTTATAACAATAGATGATTATAATAATTTTCTACAGTCTAATTTTTCACAAATTTTAAAATCTTTTAGTGTGGTAAATAACGATCGTTATGTGGATGAATATTTAAATTATTTTTTAAATATAGGTCTAAATAAACCTAATGATGATAGTAGAGTTTTATTCAATCAAGTTAATTTCAATTCTATTAATCAAACTAATAATATATATCTATTTTTAGTTTCTAAATTTAATAATGTAGATAAGAATGATAATCTAAATTTTGTATCTACCTCTCAAAAATCCTCTATTATAAATACTTTTAAAGAAAAACAACAAGCAAATATTAATATAGTTCCTGTTGATCCTGTATATACTGCATTTAGTTTAGGGGTAAGAACTGGAGAGAATGAAATTTTAACTAAAGATATTTCTGAAGAATCATTTTTAGTTATTTCAAGAAACGTATTAAGTAACTCCAGTACTCAATCAATAAAGCAGAGAGTTAATAATATATTTGTAAACTATTTTGAAAGTTTAAATTTAAATGATTTAGTGAGTTTAAAAGAAATATCTAATCAAATTTTTAATATTGAAGGTGTAGAAAAAATAACTTCAAGACGTATTAATAACTCAGTTGCTATTAATGAAGTAGATGGTATAAGTCTCTTAGTATATAATCCTATATATTCAGATAATGATATACAAATAATTGGTAACGATTTAAAATTACCATTTTTTAAATATCCTTTTTTATCTAAAAAATCAATATTATCTAATATAATTATAGAGAACGCATAATATGTCTTACAGCTTCAATAAAGATTATAATACACTATCAGGTATATATATCCCGTTGAATATATATGATAATAGATTTCAAAAAATATTAGGTGAATCTCAAAATACTTCTCAAGCAGTTGTTTATACTGGTAATTTCGGCGGTGTGTATGCTATACCTAATTTTCAAACTGCTGATGCATCTATTTCAGATACAGACTTTTTTATTGATTTTGGAGATGGAACTATAGTAGAAAATAATTTGTCAGCTTTTCATACCTATAAAACCTCGGGAAATTTTCCTATTACATTAGTGGTTACAAATAGTGCAGGTAATTTTTTTAGGGGTAAAGAAAGTTATATAGTTAATATTAATGACCCCGTACCTGATAAAATTTTTTTAACCCAAAGTGCAAATACTCAAGATGCATGTGAAAGTACTATAAAATTTTATATATCAAGATACAATAATATTGTTACGTCTCGCAATTTATCCGCTAATGATTATAGAATTAAATTAAGTGTACAATTT